CTTCCCTCTCCCCCCAAGGGGGCAGGAATCGCCAATTTTAGCCAGATAGAGCCTAGAACGCACCTAGATGGGTGGGTTTTGCCCAGATTGGAAACTAGGCCGCCTAGCGTGGTGCTGGGGTCTTGGGGAGAGAACGCCGCGGAGTGGCTGAGCAAGGTGTATGGCATGGAATTGCGTGGCTGGCAACGGTACGCACTCGATAGAGCTCTCGAGTATGACCAAAATAAGCAGCTTGTATGGTCTACGGTGATTATCACGGTAGGGAGACAGAGCGGAAAATCTTTTTTATCGAGGGCGGTGTGTTTATGGCGTATGCACAGGCCGGAACTATTTGGGGAACCGCAAACAATTCTGCATGTGGCTAACCGTAGGTCTACGGCTATGGAAGTCTTACGTCCGGCTGGGTTATGGGCACAAGACAAATACGGAAAATCGGCCGTTAAGTGGGGCAACGAAAAAGCCGGTATCGAATTACCTTCGGGTGATCGATGGCTTATTCATGCAGCTAACGACTCGGCAGGTGTTGGGTATTCGTGCTCTATGGTATTCGTAGATGAAGCTTGGAAAGTTAAACGCGAGGTAGTAGATGACGCCCTAGCCCCAACTATGGCAGAAAGAAATAACCCCCAACTATGGCTAGTGTCTACAGCTGGGGACTCGACTTCGGATCTTATGCAAGCATATAGGCAAAGAGCTCTTGATAGGTTGGAGTCTGACGATCCTGGATCTATCCTCCTACTAGAGTGGAGCGCCCCAGGAGAAGCTGACCCGGACGCCGTAGAGACTTGGCGCTGGGGTAGTCCAGAGTGGACACCTAAACGGGAAGCCTTTCTTCGGCAGCAATGGACAGCGATCGAGGAAAGCGCTTGGCGTAGGGAGTACTTAAATCAATGGGTTTACAAATCGGATCATTGGCTCAAAGACTCCGACTGGGTAGCAACCCTAGACCCGGACTTAAGACTCCCAGAGTCCGCCGTATGGTCAATAGCGGTCGAATCTGATTTTGACGGTATGGGCCACGCCGTAGCGATCGCGGCAGAGACAGAGGACGGGCTAGTAGTGTGCAGGGCAACTACCCACCGGACGATTAAAGAAGTAGACGAAAAGATAGCGGAGATCCGTAAAGCCCACCCGGCGATCTATGTCCAAGTAACCCCAGGTTATGCCGACCGTATGAAGCAACGAATAGACGGCCTAGTGGGACAGAGGGAAGCCGTAACCGCTACCCAAATACTCCAAGACATTATTAAACGGCACAAGTTCCGCCATGACGGTAGCCAAATCTTGCGCGAACACTTTAGTAATACGCAGATCTCGAAGCGACAAGGCGGGTGGGTAATGACAGCCCCAATGGGAGTTAAAGGAATCTACGCAGCTAGGGCCCTCATGTTCGCAGTTGCCCAGGCAACAAAAGCACCGGCACCCGTGGCAATGATCTACACAAGAAAACGCCGACACGCTTAAAGCATGCAAATACTTTAGAATTAGGCGCAAGTGTGATAGTGGGATACCATCCGGCTATGGTGCTCTCCCGAGCGTTGTCCCTCGTGCGCGACCAACGTGCTATCGCTGAACCCTTCCAGTCTGGCGCTATGGTAGCCGACCCGGTCGCGCACGTGAGGGAATCCGGCGCAAACCTGCTAGCCCTACTTAACAATAAACTACAATTCAGTAGCACCCGTAATAGCGCTATGCAAGTCCCAGCTTTCGTTAAAGCTCTTAAAACATATAGTCATACTATTAGCGCGTTTCCGTTACGGGAATATATTTACGGAACCCCTATTGAACCTAGGCAGTTCCTTACTTGCCCTTGCTCGGTGTTGCCATACTCAGCCGTTATTGATCGCCTAGTAGCCGACCTGCTTATGTATGACCGGGCCTATTGGCTAGTTACCGACCGCACGTGGGACGGCTACCCGTCAAGTGTGCAAATTATGAGGGTAGAAGATGTCCTAGACGAATCACCCGCAAACTCGGGAGTAGACCCTAACGCCTACGCACCTAGCGACCCGTTCTATTACCTGGCGCAACGTGTCCCGACTCGTGACGTTATCAAGTTTTATGGTGACGGTAACGGCGGGTGGCTACGCAACGGGGCCACGGCAATAAGTACAGCGGCAAGCCTCGAAGCCGCTACCCTCATGTATTCGGAAAGCCCGATCCCTACGGTGGCGCTGAAAAATACTGGGGCCGATCTACCCGCCGAACAGGTAGACGCACTTTTAGAAGCTTGGGAAGAAGCCCGTACCAACAGAGCAACCGCGTACCTTAACAATTCGATTGAAGCTCAAACAATGGGATTTAGTGCCCGTGATGTCCAGCTCGTGGAGGGCAAATCGGCGGCAGCCCTAGCGATCGCACGCCTGGCAAACCTCGACCCGGTGTGGTGTGGGGCAGGTGTACCAGGTTCAAGCTTAACTTATTCAAATAGAGTTGATTTATATCGGAACCTACTCGACACAGCTCTACGGCCCGTTATGTCGCTAATCGAGCAGCGGCTAAGTATGGGAGACATCACTCCGAGAGGCCACGAAATAAAATTTGACACGACTTCCTTCTTACGAGGCAACCCTGCCGAACTAGCCGAACTTGTAGCCAAACTACGCCCACTCGATCTAATCACGGCAGACGAAGCCCGTCAAATACTCGACCTACCCGGCCTCGGAGTTAACTCCCTACTATTGGAGAATATGAGATGAAAAATATTCACACAGAATCTACAGTACTGTTTGAGATCCGGGAGGACTCAGCTAACGGCGATATCGTAGGCACAGGCCACGGCATGGCAGTACCCTACGGAACCGAAACCCAAATCGGAGGCGTCCGAGAATCATTCGCCCCAGGAGCATTTAACGTACAAGACGTAATCGGTAAACCCCTAGCATACCGTCACGGCGAACCCATAGGCCGAATCACGGGAGCGGAATCACGAGAAGACGGCCTATATATTGACTTCGATATTGTGAACACAGCTCAAGGCCGAGACGCCGCCGTATTAGCTCGAACCGACTCGATTAAAGGCCTATCCGTTGGATTTATTAGCGCACGCTCAGCAATGAGTAAAGCCCGAGACGTAATAACTCACACAGCCGCAAACCTGCTAGAAGTATCCCTAACCCCCTACCCTGCCTACGCCACCGCTGGCGTAAGCAGTATTCGAGAAGAAGAAGGAGATCAAAATATGTCCGAGATCATGGACTCGACCGAGCAGATCTCGGTTGATCAAGAAGCACGCGAAGCGGTCGCACAACTCCGCGAAACCGTAAAAGAAATCGAAGCAAAAGCATTCGTTAGCGAACCAGTACACCCGCTAGCTGCTTACCGTTCGTTCGGTGAATACTCAAAGGCCGTACTTGCAGGCGAAGTCGACACCCGAGCACTCGCAGATCAGACCACAGACAATAACCCAGGCGTAATGCCACCTATCTGGCTGCTACAGGTCAAAGGCATTATTGACCTTGGACGTCCCGCTATCACCTCAGTCGGGGGCCCAGAATCAGCAGGCACCTTCGGTATGGAAATCAACTGGCCTTACTTTGATGGTGACCTGACAGCGATTGTGGAAGCCCAAGCCTCAGAAAAGGGCGAAGTAAACTCGGTAGAGATTAACCTTGAAAAGGGTGACGCGACACTAGCCACCTACGCAGCCGGATCAGATATTTCCTACCAGCTTCTACAGCGTTCAAGCCCTTCCTACCTTGACGCACATAATCGGATTATGGCCGCGTCATACTCGACCGTTACGGATCGCAAGTTTACTAACGATCTTTGGACAGGATCAAACAACACAAACATTTACGACCTGTCAGCAGACACCACGGGCACAGCCTTTCGGGAAGCAGTATTCACGGCCTCTATGGAGGTCGAAGACGCAACCGGCGCACCCGCCACGGTCGTGCTCGTGTCTACCGCATTGTTTAGCAAAATCGGTAGTTTTACTACCTTCTTCCCAGCCCCCTACAGCGTTCAAAACGTGTCCGGTGTTGCAACCGCAAGCACCCTAGATGTCAACGTGTCAGGCCTTCGGGTCGTGCGTGCCAAGTGGCTCGACACAGACGCAGACCGTCACGCAATCGTGCTCAACGGTGAAGCTGCACGCTGGGTAGAGGACGGGCCACGCCTGGCAACAGCCGAAAACGTGTCCAAACTCGGTCGGGACGTTGCGATCTACGGCTACGGCGCTACAGCGGTCTACTTGCCAGCCGGTGTTGTCCGTCTTGCAGAAAACTAAACCAGCCCACTACTAGATAGGTAACCGGTCAAGTCATGGCACTACTTACAGGCCAGGAATTAGCGGACGCATTACAGATCGAATATGACGGAGATATTGAGCCGGTATTTGATCAAGTAGCCGAAGCTGCTTCCGACTTGATCGGTTACCTAATCACTACAGCCGCAGTCACAGCCGAACCGCCCTTATGTAAAGAAGCTGCACTATCTGTCGGTAGTGAAATCTTTCAGGCTAGGACAGCGGCTGGGGGCGAAGCCGTAGCAATCGACTTCACTCCCGGCCCTCGTATGTCGGTATGGATTACCCGCCGAGTAATGGCGCTACTAGGCCCATACTTGAAAGTCGGGGGTATGGTCGGGTGACTGCACTCAGTACGGAGGCTAGGGAACTACTCATAACCGCGTTCACTTCTAGCGGTTACAGGGTATATGACACAGTACCAAATATCCCTACCCCTCCCGCTATTGTGGTCGTACCCGACTCTCCCTGGCTAGTACCAGGGAGGATCGGATCTAACCTGAACTACGAGGCTCGGTGGCGTATCCTGATCGTCATTAAAAAACGGCAAAACGCCGCCGAGACTCTGGACACAGAGAACGCAGTAGACACAGTACTAGGCCTGATCCCTACCGAGTTCCTTGTGACGGCAGTAAACGCCCCACAACTAAACGACATTGGGGCACAGGGCACAGTAATAACCACCGAAATAGATGTCTCAATCCAAATGAAGGAGAGTTAGCCATGCCAGCAGTATCCGTAGC